TATAGACGGCCAACGCACCAGCAACCGAGCTTCTCGCCCATGATGCCAACATTGCTTTTGCTTGCTCCATTATGTTCCTCCTTTGGGTCTTTCCGGTAGATCACCAGAAAATGAGACATAGGCCGGGCGGCCATATCCCACAACAAATGACCGCGCTCCCAAAGTGCGTGATTTGACCATCACTTCACCGCCGTTTCTTTGATCTCCAGCTCCCGATGTGTTGCCTTCAATTGTCACGATTTGTTTCTCTGATACTCGGATCACCAAACCAATATGGTTAATCGTAACCTTGTTATCAATAACAAAATCAAAAAAAACAAAATCACCAATCTTTGGCTTTGTGTGCCATTGATTGTTTTTCTTAAATGCCAAAGCTCCAGCCTTAGTGCTAACCACATTTGGCACTTTTACACCAGCTTGATCCGCGCACCAATTGAGAAATGATCCACACCATGGCAGCTTGTCGGCTTTCATGTATTTGCCATACTTTGTCTCATTGTTTCCAGTCTCAGCTGTGCCAACCTCAGCCAGCGCAACCTGAATCAAACGCGGCAATGTGCCTTGTGGAAAATTACTCATCCACAATCTCCGGCATAATCCACTGACATGTTGCCTCATCAAATCCAATGTTGCCTTCTGGCTCCGGCGCAATAAAAGCATCTCTATCGGCATCGTATGTGAAACCAATACCTGCATAATTAAATCTTATGTTGCCGTTGTAACTTGTCTTAATCCAACTGCCACCAAGATTATCTAATAACCATTGATAACCTTCATCACCGGCTGGATCATTATTATCACCAACCAGCACACGAATAACTTTGTTATCTTGATTTAATTCTGCCCAGTGACTCATACTGCATACCTCACAATTACAATTCCTGAACCACCAGCAGCGTTTGCGTCTGCACCTGAAGCACCACCTGTGTTTGCAGTCCCAGCACCACCAGTGGCCGCACTTTTGCCACCGCCGTAGCCACCTGCTGCTGCAACGGGAGCTCCACCAACATTAGCGTAACCACCGCCACCGCCTGCATAATAAACAGTGCCAGAGACATTTTCACCTGTGGTCGTTGCAAGTCCCCAAGATGAATAAGCGGATGAACCGACACCGCCCAGACCAGTATAACCGGGAACACCCGCACCATAACCGTTAGCACCGGCAGCACCCGCGCCACCGCCACCGCCGTTGTATCCGCCGCCGTTAAATCCTTGTCCAGATGTTGCAGTGCCACCAGTCGCGCTTCCTGAAGAAGCGCCGCCACCTGAACCGCCATTACCACCTGCATTGAATGAATGGCCGCCCCAACCGCCACCAACTACAACTGTTAATGAACCGAATTGTGAATTTGATCCTTGATACCCGTTTGCTGGACTTGACCCGCTGGCCACACCACCTGCACCAATTGTCACTGAATAATTGGCAGGTGTTAAAAGTTGTGTATTAAAACCAAGCAAACCGCCTGCGCCACCGCCGCCTGGTGATGAAAATCCACCTGAACCGCCGCCAGCAATAACAAGAATGTCACAAGTTAAATTTGCACCTGTAACGCCTAATGTTCCATTGCCAGTAAAAACGCGATAATTAAAACCGCCTGATGTGTAAAGCGTGCCACCAGTCACAATCGCTTTTGCTTGGCTTGCATTAACAATTCCCAAAATTGGATTGCGCATTATGCAATGCCACCAATAACTGTCCAAGAATTTGCGGCCAATTTAATTGCACTTGCAATTTTGTAACGCGCTAATACAGGTGATCCAATTGTTGCACCTGCTGAAACAACTGTTGTTGTTCCTGGTGTTGTTGCAGTAATTGTTGTAACTCCCGCACCTTTCATGTAAATGTTCAAAACTGTGCCAATGTCAAAATTCACACTTGCATCCGTGGGAATGTTAAATGTATTGGCTGATGCATTATCCATCGTAACCAAAGTGTTTGTGCCATCAGCTAAAACAGCTGTGTAGCTTGCGCCAGTTTGTGCATTGATTGTCAATGATGAATCATCTTGTGCAATCCATGCAAAATCTAAATCTGTTCCAGATGCCTTCGATAACACCTGACCGGTTGTGCCGCCTAGTAAATCTACAAAATCGGTATCGACAGCCTGCCCAAAAACCTCAAAGTCAGCGGGTAGTGAAGTTACCAAATCAGTTGGCGTAGGCATTTGCCAGCCAAAATTGGTTGTTGGATTAGCCATTTTTTCTCCTTACGCCACAATTGTGGCATTGATCCAATCCAGAGTTGGATTGACTGTTTGCCATTGCTCTACCACCGGCACATCATTCCATCGCATCGCTTGCAATGAGAATGAAATCGGTGACAAATTCAATGAAACGCTTATCTGATTATATCTGGCAGAAAATGTCCAGCCTTCAACGAAACCCAAATAATCGCCGGAATTCATGTTGAGTGGTAAATCGGCTATATCCACCGGCATGCCCATAAACACTTTAATTAAATTGTCGCGGTCGCTATCGTCTAGCTCTGGGTTGGTCAGCTCATAAGTGATGTTGTTGAAATTGAAGCGTGGATAGGCTCTCAGCTCTAAATAGAAATCAGCCTGATCCTCGGCATCATGCAAATGCCTAAGTGTCGTTGTAAAGATTTGAGACAATTCACCATAAAGCCCAATGGAGGCAATGTCGCTGGCCGATGTTTCATTGTTGCTATTTTGGCCGTATTGGATTGTGATGTTGTTTCGTACATCACCGGCACGGGATTGGATGCTCAAACCTGATGCCAAAGCGTGGTTGGCTGTCAATTCCACATAGCCGTTTAACGCCAAATAGTTGGTTCGGTGAGTCGAATCCGCATACCCAATTTGGCCGGTTGGCGATTCGTATAAATAACCTAAACCGCTGCTGGCTAAAGCTGCAACGAGTGAATAGACATCAATGCGCTCTGAGGATCGTTGTGCCAGCTCATAATTGCCCGGCCGGTCAATTTCTCCCAATCCTGTGTTTTGTGCATCTTGCCATTGCTCGGTTGGATCGTAGGTCGCCCATGTTAAAGCTGCCGGAACAGCTTGCCATTGCGCAAATAGAACCTCGCTAAGAATTGTGTAAATCTGGTCGCCATCAAAATCATGTGCCAAAACACCATCGGTTAATGCCTTTGGCAATCGAGCCAATGCGCCCAATGCGACAATTCTGATTCGTTGAGCATAATCAATGCTGCCAACCTCAGCGACGGCAATGCCAACATCAACGACTGATCCACCAAAGATTGGCACAAATGTAGCTGTCGAATCTTGCAGCTCAATTGTTAGCGAATCGTTGATTGCAATTGCAACATTTGATTGATCTAGATTGATTAATTCAAGGTTTGTGTAACCCGCATTTGCTTGCTCATAAATGTTGGTGCGCCCGCTTGTAATGGTCAAATTGGCCAAAATGGCGGTTTGATACTGAACACCGCCAATCGTGACACGCCAAACAGGATTAAAAAGTGTCATAAAAACACCAGATTGGAAGCTCCGTTGGTGCCTCTAAATGTTGAGTTATTGAGAGCGTTTGTAGTTGCCCGGCTAAATGCCTCCTCATCAATAATTGATGGAGCATTGACATTTATTGTGATTCCACCTTGAGCTGCTAATCGTGCAGCGTTTTGGGAATCTGTAAAACCGCCGCCACCTTGGGCTATTAAACGAGCTGCATTCTGTGAATCTGTAAATGCACCGGTTATGGCTTTGTTTGCAATTTCGGCTGATTTTACAGCTGTGGCCACGCCTCCACCGTTACTCACACCGCCACCAGAAACAGTTGTGCTGCCCGTTGATTTATTTCCACCGCTAATTGCTCCGGGTGTGCCAGTTGTTGCAAAAGTTTCTGCACCGGGAGTATCACTTGATCTAGCCAAAGCATTTGCTCCAGCCAAAACTCCAGCAGCTAGTGCAACAGCTCCAACGCCGAGCAATGGATTAAGCGCAAATGCTGTTGCAACACCAGCGACAATGGCTGATGCTTTTAACAAATTATAGGCTTTGATTAAGGTATTGATTAAGGCGATAGTGGCCACAACAGCAGCACTAATTTTGGAAACAACAAAAAGTGTGCCAATAACAGCAGCGACAGCAATTAATTCATCTTTTAGCTCTATTACTGTTCCAATAAGATTTCTAATTTTTTTGCCCCATTCAATGGCTGTCACCTGCGAATCGGTCAATCCGTCTTTTAGACCATCCTGCCCAGTCAGACCATCGACAAAGCTTTGAACAACAGGCACAACATCGCTAAGAATAAACGCCGTCAATTCTTGAATGACCGGAAGCAAGGCCGCGCCAATTTGTTCTTGAACCTCATCGGTAGCAATTTTTATGCGGGCAAAAGCCTTTTCGGCACTCTGCGCTTCATTATCTGCAAAACCGCCAAAAGTGTCTGTAAGCGTGTTAAAGACCAAAT